ATAGGAGCAACCGCTTATATGTTTGCAGCTTCAGATGCTTTGGGAATTCAATATTCTCTAAACCCAGGAGGAACCGGAGCAACATCAGCAGTAGCTCCAACTGGATATGCAAGAGCTCTAACTGGACAGCTAACCACTTCTTTTTACCAGAACGTTCTTTATGATGAACTTCAAAACGGAGACCTGATTTATACAAACTCTGGCTTAACTTCAGAAGTTTATTTAACCTATTCTTTGGGAGTTGATAGAGATCAATATTCTATTTATTACTCTTTCGCTTACACCAACCCTGCTAGAAATGCAACGACCTTAACAAACGTACCTAATTTTGGAGCAACTTATGCTTCTAATACCACCGGACAGATTGCAGGTTATCCAGCTAACTATAAACTTGATATTGTTTCTTCAACAGGAAGCATCAATGAATTTATAGAAGTATATGCGGGATTAAGTGGAAAACTTGGGGTTACTTCCTTCAAGATGGACAGTAATTTGTTTACCGTATCTGTTGGAGATCTTCTAGTTTCAACTGACCAAGATCTATGTCAAATTGAAAATACCAATAGACAACAAAGATTGACAAAAGTTACCTCTGTAGCTACAACTTCAATCTCCGGAATTGTAACTGTAACTACTGCAAGACCAATTTACTTCTATTCAGGAGGAAATACTGGTCTTCAAGTTCAAAAGTTCCAATCTATCCCTCAGTTCACCACATCTTTTGACTTCACATATCTACAAGGATTCCAACTTTCTGACTACCACAGACCAAATGGAACAGATGCTAGAGTTACGGAGATTCTAGATGTGATGTACAACACTAACATCGCAGCAACTCTTGCAACCAAGGACGTTATCTCTTTCAGATACATTGTTGATACATTTAGCGGAGTAATTCTTCCGAACTCTAAGTACCAGTTGAGTAAATTGGCAATGATGAGACAGCAAGCTCTTGCTCTTATTAACGCTCCTTCAATGGCTCAGTTCCAGGCTTCAGTAGATCCTAGATTTACTGCAGCTCCAACCGCAGCTGATCCATATCCGGTTCTACAAACCCAGTATATCGCAGACGGAGGTAATCTATCTCTAAATCCTACATATACTTTCTCCCTTCCAACTCAAGCTCTTGGAGCTTCTTACGCAGCATTCTACGCTCCTTATATCACTCTAAGGGAGAATAACAGAAACGTGAATGTTCCACCGGCAGCTTTTGTTTCCAATAACTTTGTTGCTAAATTTGCAAATGGAGAGCCTTATGCTATCGTAGCAGGTCAAAAGAGAGGAACAATAGCAGGTACTAACCTAACAGGCCTTGAGTATGACTTTACTCTAGAAGACAGAGGATGGTTAGAACCATTTGGAATCAATCCTATTATTAAAAAGAGAGGTCTTGGAGTTGTTATCTTCGGTAACCAAACTGCATATCAGACTGTTAATTCTGCATTTAGCTTGGTTCACGTAAGAGATCTTCTCATCAGCGTAGAAAACGATGTTGAACAAATCCTTTCCAACTACCTGTTTGACTTTAACGAGGATTCAATTAGACTTGAAATCAAGACTCTGGTTGACAACTACCTAGATGGAGTTAGATCTGGTGGAGGAATCTATGCTTACCAAGTAATCATGGATGCTTCAAATAACCCTCCTTCAGTGATCGACCAAAATATCGGTATCATCGATGTTATTCTCGAACCTGCAAGAGGTATCCAGAAATTTATTAACAGAATTACTGTTACTAGAACTGGAGGTATTGCAGCTGGAGGATTTATTCAGTTTGTTTAATCTAAAAATTAGACAGGAAAATAAATTCTAGATAAATAGAAGGAAAATAAGAATAAAGAATGGCAGGATTACCACACTATCAGAATTCACTGTTTGGGATAAACAAATACGAACCTGTATATCTCAACCAGTTTGAAGTACTTATTACCCCTCCGGGTCCAGTTGCAGGAGGTCCTATTCTGGTCGAGCAGGTAACAAGTATTTCTGGACTAGGAGTGGATAAAACACCAAAAGAAACCACCCAAAAGTATAAATTTGCTACCAGAAACTACGCTGGAGCAAAACCAGACAGCACAGTATTTGACTTGACTGTTAACTTTACAGTTAACTTAAACGATGCAAATTCTATGTACGTCTTCAGAACACTCAGACAATGGACAGATCTAATCTACAACCCACTGACTGGTGCGATGGGAGTTAAGAGAGACTACACCGGAACTATTGTAATTTCAGTTTTCAATAAACAGGGTGATGTTTTTAGAAGAATAACATGTAGAGACTGCTTCCCTATCAGTCCAATAGACGCGATGGAATTGGACTATGGAGGAACAGAACTATATGAAATTGGATTAACTTGGGCAGTAGACTACTGGGATGATCAGTTCCTATAAAAAACTAGAATAAATGGCAGGATTACCACATTTTACAAACTCACAGGCTGGAATAAAGCTCTACGAACCGGTTTATCTAAACCAGTTTGAAGTTATCATTACGCCCCCAGCTGCTGTAACTTTAAACAATACCAGATTTAAAGGAGAAAGCATTTTAACCCAGCAGGTTAAAAAAATCTCCGGGCTGGCAGTAGATATCCAACCGGCAGGAGCATCAAGTCAGTTTTACAAATTTGCTGAAAGAAGATATGCAGGAGGAGCTCCGTCAGATACTTCTGTTACTTTTACGATGGATTTTGAAGTTAACTTAAACGAGCAAAACTCGATGATAGTTTACAAAATTATGAGACAATGGGCGGATCTAATCTACAATCCTTTAACAGGAGCAATGGGTCTTAAAAAAGATTACGTTGGATCTATGGTAGTTTCCATCTTCAATAAACAGGGGGATGTTTTTAGAAGAATCACTCTTAATAACTGCTTCCTAAATGCTGACTTGAATGCAATGGATTTGAGATATGATGCGGGAGAAGCTTTATACGTTCTTTCTACAAGCTGGAAGTCAGACTACTGGCAAGATCAATTCCTATAAAAAATTAATCATGAGAAACTTATTTAATTTTAATTCTTTTGTTGGATTTTTGAACGAATCGGAGGAACAATCTAAATCTCTAGATAAGATATTGAAGTCTAGAGGTGGAAAAGGAGAAGATGAAAAAATCCCAGGATATCATTTTGATAATATCAAGAAGATTTTTGGAAACTCTGAATATGTTACCAGATTTAAAATAGCCCAAGCTCTAAAGGCAATGGACATGGATTTTTTCCCCACTAATTCTAAATTTCCAAATCCAGAAGTTAATAGAAATTTATCACAGAAAGACGGGATGATTTTGACTTTCTATATAGGTGATCCAGAACAGAATAAGAAAATGGATCAAATTGGAGAAGACATTCTTTCTATAGTAAAACCGGTGGTTGATTTAATGGATAAAGACCCAGAAGGAGTTTACGGATTTTCTACCCTTATGTCCTTCCAAAGACCTGAAATTAAGAAGGCTAAAGCTCTAGCTTCTAATCTAAAGAAATAGACTTTCGAGAAACTTTTTGAAGGAGAGTATTCTATAATGGAAATACTCTCCTTTTTTGTGTGATGGGTATATAAAATAAAGAAGATAAAATTATGGATTTTGAAAACAAAGGAATTTTAGGAGGTATTTCTCCGGAGGAGATATTAGCAAGAAAAGAAGCACAAGGAGGAGTCGTTTATGATGATCCCTTTGTTCCGGAATTACTCCCAGATCCTTCCCTTAAACCGGAAGGAATGATGGATGCAAAACCCCCAGTAGCAGAAGAAATAAAATCCTTACCCAAACAAAATTTAGGTAATTTGTACGAAGATCCAGAGGATCTTACTATCCCTAAACCCCCTCAACAAGAGATACCTGTTCTGGAATCATTAGGAAGAGTAGAAACTAAAAGCACTGCACCTTCTCCAGAATTTAGTGCTGGACTAGAGATGGGATGGAAAAATCTCCCCCTTCATTTACTACCCTCCAAGGGACTTTTTTATCCAGCTGGAACTAAGATAGCAATCAGACCTGCAGACGTAAGAGAAATTAAACATTTTTCTGGGATTGATGAGGACGATCTTTTGGACTTGAATGAAAAATTAAACTACATCATTAGTAAGTGTAGCACAATGAACTTTCCCGATCAAGGGGTAGTTTCATATAAAGATTTGAAAAACGAAGATAGGTTTTTCTTGGTCATGGCAATCAGAGACTTAACTTTTGTTCAGGGTGAAAACAGAATCATCATTACTCCTGAAACTAAGTGCGAAGATAAAAATGCTTGTCCTGTTAACCAGGGAATAGAACTTCGAACCGGAGTGTTATCTTCTTATGAAATAGATTCTAGAGTGATGAAATATTACTCTCCAACTACTAGAAATTTTGTTTTCCCCGTTAGAAAGCTAGGAAAAGAAATTACAATGACAGTTCCTTCTATCGGAGTAATGGATGTAATTTCGGAGTTTATTATTCGATCAGAAAAGAAAGGAATTGAAATAGATGAGAGTTTTATTAAAATATCCCCTTTTATCTTTCCTGAGTGGAGGGGACTAGACGACAGAAAAATACTTCAAAGGATGAGGGAATCTGATGATTGGTCCAAAGAGGAATTTTCTCTCTATTTTGAACTCTGTGAAACTATAAAAATTGGGACAGAACTAGATATTAATTTGAAGTGTCCTACCTGCGGTGCCGAGGTCACCGCCCCTATAACCTTTCCCAGCGGGTTCAAATCTCTTTTCGTTATTTCAGATATCTTTAGAGAACTTCTATGATCTGAAGTTTAGAATGTGGAAGGAACACGGTCTAGATCCAGAATGGATAGAAAGTATTCCTTACTACGAATATCAAATTTGGATAGACAAGCTTAACAAAGCAGTAGATAAAGAGAATAAAGAATCTCTAGAGAAATCTGGAAAGATTGAGCTATTTAATTTCTCTAAATAGGGATCCCTCTGATATATAAAGAAAAAATTTACTAATGATAGATTCTCAAAAAATATTAAAAGAGCTGTCAGATCTCACTAGAAACTTAGATGTTCTCGTTAAGGAACTAAGAGAAAATAATAAGTCTTCTGAGAAAGTACAGGAGGTCGTTAAAAAGGCAGCCGAAGAAGCTATCAAAAGAGACGAGTCTGCTGTTAAGAGGGATGAAACAGTAATAAAAAACGAGGAATCTACAAAAAAAGAGGAGAAACCGACCAAACCTGAAAATTCGGAAAAACAAGAAAATCCTGCTACTGAGGTCATCAAGGAGATGCAAAAATCCTCAGAAGAAGCTCAGAAAGATAGGGAGGGGATGTTTTCCAAGCTTCTGGGTAGCATTAAAGAAGGGTCCGACGAGTCCAATCAAGCTCTTAAACAAGCAGGACTACAAGCAGTGGGAGCTACTACTAATGCTCTCTTAAAAGGAGGTAGTCTAAAAGATGCTGCTAAACAGGGAGTTAGTGGCGGATTGTCTTCTTTAGCCGGCCAGGCTGCTTTCGGTCTTGGTGGATTTGCAATCAAAAAAGGAGCAGAAGGAATATCTAAGCTTTTCTCTAAAAAAGTTAGCACCAAAGACGAGCTAAAAGAAAAGGAAGAAGTAGAACCTGCTGAAAAGGAGGGGGAAGAGAAAAAGGAAAAGGGAAAGAAAAGGGACATAAAAGCGGACCTTAAATTTTTAGAGTCTCTACAAAAGAAGAAAGAAGGGGAAACTCCAGAAGGAGAAGACAAGAAAGGACTTTTATCCAAACTCGGTGAATTTTTCTCCGCAAAAAAAGACAAAGAAGAACTTCCTACCGGAATAGTTGAATCAAAGACAACACTTCAAGATAGAGTTAAAGAAATTTTTAGCAGTCAGAAGGAAAGTACATCCTCTTCCAAAGAAGTTAAAGAAACTTCTGTTCTTTCTAAAATTATGGATCTAGCAGGTGGAAAAGGAGGATCTGAATCGGGAGAAAGCTCCGGCAAAGAGGGGACAGGAGGATTAGTCAGCAGTGTTGTAAAAGGAGCAGTTCTATCTAAAGGAGGTGGAGGAGAAGGGGGAGTTTTAGCCAATGAAGGGGTAAAAGAAGAAATTTTATCCAAAGGGGCAGCTCTTGCGGAATCTATTGCTCCAAAATTGGGATTTTCTGCAGAGGACATATCTTCTGGAAAAGAAGCACTAGCAGATTTTAAGAAGGAAGAACCAAAACTTCAGTCTCCTGCGGGTAAATCAAAAACCACCGAAAAGGATAAAGAGGAAGAAGATGACGAGGGGGAAAGTTCCTCTACTGATACCAGTCAGTCTTCTAGTTCTTCTAGCCAGTCTAGCCAGACTACTTCAGCGGGAGCTCCCCCGGCAGAAGCAGGAAAATCTGCAGCAGGGGGTTCGGATTCTATCACAGCTCAAGATTTAAAAGACATAAAAGCACTTCTGTCTGCTATTAACACATCTCTAAATTCACCTCTACACATCAAAGACAATAAGCCATTTAGGCCAACTTCTAATATGTTAGAATAATTTTTTGAGATTTCTCGGAAAAATTAAAAACCAGTTCGTATATTTCATTATAAGTGAAATAGAAAGATAAAGGATGATTCAAACCAACCAGAAAAATATGGAGTTTTTCCAAATGACTTTTGGAGACCCCGAAAAATTAGCATCGAATTTTTGGAAAGCTTCCCCCGAAGATATGAGCTTTAAATATGGAACTTCCATTGGATCTCTCGATCTAGACGAAAAGACACAAAAGACTGATTTAGTTTATCTTAAGATGGCAGAAGTCTGGGGGACAAATTCTCATTGCAAGAGAATGCAGGTAGGATGTTTAATGGTTAAAAATAAATCCATCATTTCGGATGGATATAATGGGAGTCCCTCGGGGTTCCCAAATAAGTGTGAAGATGAAGGAAATACTACTCTACCGTATGTTCTTCATGCAGAAGCAAATGCAATTACTAAATTGGCAAAGAGCACAAACAGTTCAGACGGATCCACAGTCTATATTACAGCTTCCCCCTGCTTTGAGTGTTCTAAACTCATCATTCAGTCAGGAATTAAAAGAGTGGTATTTAAAGATCTTTATAGGAAAACAGAATCCCTTAGCTTCCTGTTTCAAGCAGGAATTGAAGTGGTTAGAATTGGAGAATTATAAATTATAAACTAAGAAAATATACAAAGAGAAATGCAGAAAGAAATTAAGAAAGAGAAGAACATTCAGGTACTTGCAAACGATTTTATTAAGACAAGAGACGAAAGAAGCTTTAAATACCTTTATGAAAGAGTCAAGCCCGGAGTATTAAATCATTGTTACGGAATTTTAAAAGACACAGAGCTAGCAGAGGATGCCTTCCTGAATGCGATGGCTAAAGTCTGGCAAAAGATAGATCAATATGACTCATCTAGAGGTAATTTTTCTACGTGGTGTTATAATATTGCCAGAAATGAATCACTCTTACTTCTAAAAACTAGAAAGAAATATGTCCATCTATCTTTAGAAGATCTGGATTATTCTTCCTCCAAGAATGAGGAGAAGAATCCTTCTTATTCTATAGAAGAGGACCCACTATGGAGGTTTGCTAATGAGGGTGAGACTATAGATGACATGTACGAAACTGCCATCGAGGAAATAAGATCCCTTCCTGTCTTATACCGAGACATTATGATCGATAGAGAAATTAATGGAATGAAGTACAAAGACATTGCGGAGAAATACGGGATCAAAAAAAGATCAATTGCCACAAGAATTAGAAGAGCAAGAAATAAAATTCGTCAAAATATGGAGGAAAACAAGTAATTTCTTCTATAATGAATAAAAAGATATATGATTGCAATATTTAGATTTTTTAAAGTTTTAAAGGAAATTTCCTTATATCGAGAATATCTCAAAATAATCAAAAGGGAGTCTCTAGATTCTCCCGAATGGGCTAGACTTAGACTCAGAAAGGATTGGATAGGTAGAATTTATACGGTTTTCAATCTTCCTCTAGAAGTAACCAAGTCTCCAGACTTTCCGAAAGTCTCTAGACCTGCATTTGTGTTTGATCAGATAAAACCCATAAACGACTATTTAACTAAATTAAATCTTCAAGAACTAATATCTCCTCTCATAAAACCAATCGAGGGAACTGACGAAGAATCTTTCCTAGTACTATATTACTTTATGTTCCGTCAGATTTCTATATTATGGATTCTTAGATTCTTTGCGGAGATTTCTGCTATAGTTTTCATTTTCCTAAAGTGGGACTGGATCATTTCTTTGTTCTAATTTATTATGATTTCTGAAGATTTTAAAAAATCCATAGAAAAAAAGCTGTCGGTTTTTAAGGATCCCCACTTTATATTCGAAGAGGAAGCTCACACGTATCACTACAGTGATGTAAAGTATGATTCCGTAACTTCCTATATCAAGAGATTTAAAACTCCATTTGACAAAGAATATTGGTCTAAAAAGAAAGCAGCAGAAAGAGGAGTTGATGTTTCAGTTGTTTTAGGAGAATGGCAAGGGAAGGCGGACGTTGCAAACGATCTTGGAACTAGAGTCCATAAGTGGATAGAAGACTTTTGGAGTGGAAATGCTAGAGAACTAACCAAGGAAGATGATGAAGATTTTATTGAAAGGATTGGAAAGTTCATGGATCTCTACGAGAAAAAATTTAAAAATTTAGTCCCACTAACCTCCGAGCTTAAGATCTTTTGTAGAAAATGGAGACTTGCCGGAACTATCGACCAACCTTTTTTAATGTGGGACGAAAAACAAAACAAGGTTCTTTTCTTAATAGGAGACTGGAAAACGAACAAGGAATTTCGATTTGACGAACACCCCAAGGGTAGATATAAAAAACTACTGCATCCATTTTCCCATCTTTGGGAAAATCATCTAAATGAATATTCTATTCAGGTGAGTTTATATCGACTAATGCTAGAGGAAGAGATAGGGATAGAATCTCACGGGGGATTTCTCTGTCATATTGGACCAGAAGGACCTGCGAAAATCCACCCTATTAAAGACTTAAGGGAACCCCTTAAAGTTTATCTAACCCATAATAGAGAAGAATTTGATATATTCGATGTTTAATTGAAACTTTTTATAAATATAGACCTAAAATAAAATAAAAAAATAATGACTAAATCATCTAAAACTGCCCCGCTAGCTTCTAGTGAAATTCCAGCTCCTTTTTTGACTCCTGCTGGAGGAGATTATGCTGACACCTTCATCAATAAGATTGACCACGATAAGGTTAAAAGCATCGAAGATCAGATTAAAAATCTGAAAGAGAACAATTCTAAAAAAGTTTATGCAGTAAAAATGACAGCAGAACTTTTAGGAAATTTGATTAATTTTATTGAAAAAGATGCAGAGTGGAACCAAGCCGAAGCTTTGGGAATTATTGAAATTCATAAAGTATTAGTTAAGGTTAAAAAAGGAGGAGTGAAAGACGGTACCATTTTTATGGAAGGACTTCCTTTAGAAGCAACTCACTACTTCATCTCTAAATCTAAGGGAAAAGGTCTCAGAGAAGCTGAAAAATTCTTGGATCTTTATAAGCCTCTCTCTATCGCTTTAGAAGAGGTTAAAAAAGATGCGGAAGCAATTAAGTCTTTAGAAAAAGACTTGGTAGCAGTTCAACAGGGACTTGAAGTAGCTTAATATCTAAAATAAATTACTCAAAAGAGCACATTTATAGTGCTCTTTTTTGTGTTTGTAGGTAATTCCCCGAAAGAAAGATATATAGTAAATCTAATTAAAAATTAAAAATATGAATAAACTAGACAATTTTTTATCAAAACATGGAAGTAAATTAATTATAGTTCTTCTAATTTTGACCTATTTTAAATCTTGCGGAACTTCATCTGAGGTTAATAAGATCAAAAAAGAGTTTAAAGCTCAACAAGAAATAATCCAATCACTACCTACCAGAAAAGATCTTCAGATTGAAGGTTTAAAGGCAGAAAAGAGGATGATCCAGTCGGTAGACAGAAAAATTTTAGATGTTAACAGACAATCTGAAATCGATAAAGAAATAGAATCTCTACAAAAGAAATAATTTGATGAAGAATAAAATTGTACATAGGTTCATTATAGGAACTTTTGTATCTCTATACCTTTTGGTTAGTGTTATCTCTACCATACACGTTATAGATTTCTTTAAGCTTTCAAATCCTTATTGGTTGGCAGTTTCTCTTGCAGTTGCTTTCGAACTTGGAGCTGCTGCTTCTCTGGCTTCTCTGATTATCCTGGATAAAATGAATAAGACTCTAGTTTGGGTTCTTTTTTCCGCAATTACTCTAATGCAGATGCAGGGAAACATGTATTATGCTTTTGTGAATATGCAGAACTTCCAAGGTTGGTCTGAACTTTTTGGACTAATAGAGGAAGATATAATTTATCAAAAGAGAGTACTAGCAGCAGTTTCTGGAGCTATTCTTCCGCTAGTTGCATTGGGATTCATTAAATCTCTAGTTGACTACATTAAGCCAGAAAATAATCCTTCCCCTTCTATTATAGTGGAGGAAGATCCCAAGAAGGAAGAAGAAATTGTTACAGAAGAAATCCCCGCAGAGGAAGAAAAAATTGAGGAGACACAATCCGAGTCCTCTTCTCCAGAGGAGGAAATTCCTTCTAATGAAACGGAGGAAGAGACTCAATCGATTACAGAAGATCCTCAAATAGCAATAGAAGAAACACAAACAACCCCATCTGATCCAGTTGTCCCTGGATATTATGGAGACATTGTAATTGATGGTAATGGAGTAGTAGAAACTCAGGAATCCCAAATATTACCTGTCAATGCCAACAAAAAAGGGAGTTTTATAGACGAATCAAGCAAGGTTTCTATAAATCCCACAAGACTTTAAATGACTACAAATAGCCCTACATATCTTCCTGGAGCAACTGGATTTAACTACGATGGAGGAAATTCTACCGTTGGCCAGCCTTTTTTGCCACTTGAAGACGGAAATAGCACCAACGTTTTAGCCCCAGGTGGAACTGCTCCCTTTCTGGTAGATTATGCTATTATTGCAATCAATAAAACTGCTCTTAGAAGGATAAATTTAACATTTGCTGATTTTAACGACCCAACTAATGTTAGATTCTATAATACTGCATTAAATGTTTCTTGGCAGAAGTACACAGAGGAGACCTTAAACTTAGTCAGTTTCTTCCATCCTTTACAGTCTTTCTCTAATTATCAGAAGCAAACCTTTAATATCCCAGCAAGATCTTCCATTAACTTCGACACAGGAAACTTTGATGAGACCTTTGGAGAAGTTAGCCTTTTGATGGCACAGGCGGAATATCTTCCCCACTTTGCTGACGATCCCTTTAATATTCTTTATTGGAACTACAAAAATTCTCCTAGATATGTGATGGGGGAATTTATGGTTTTAACCGGGGCAGTTAAAACTACTGGTCCTTGGGAGGGTTGGCAGGTTGATCCTACTCAAGACCCAGACTATGACGGAATAACCCCAGGTTTTGTCTTTACTAACCCAACAGACTACACTGTTAGACTTTCAATTTTAACTGCTAACTAATGGCTACTAGACCTATTATATGTCCACCATACCCAGTACCAGGATTTATTTTCTTTAAAGATAAATTCGTTCTGGAAGAAGGTAGCGTCAAAACAACTTTTTTTGATCTTTCCTCTATTCTCTCTGGGGTTACTTCATATGCTAGATTGAAAATCAGTCTAAAAGCTAATAACTCAGTTCTTCTTAGCCAATCAGATATTGTAGACGATAAGGGATTTGCTAGATGGATTGCAATTAAAGTAGTTTATCCTGGCCCAGTCAGTCCTATTTTATATAATTCTGAACTTCCCTTCGTCCCAGGATATCCAAGGCCTACTAACGGAACCCCACAAAACCAAAAATACTTAACGTGGACTTACGAAGGAAAAACTTATCCTCTGGGGGAACTAATGATTCTAACTGGAAATCCAGCAGGATCTATAGATGCAGAGGAAATTGGATGGAATTTGTCTAGCCAAGACATTGCTTTTCCTGGGGGAGGAATTACTATCACTAACCCACACGATGCTACTAACGTTAAACTTGAAATTATAGTAGCTAGATAAAAATTAGCAATTTTTAAAAAAAGATTGAATATATAAGAGAAAATTTCCTCACCTCAAGGAAGATATATAATCTGTAAAAAAACAAACGGAAAAATGGATTTAATAACCAAACTACAAAATCTTAAAGAAACTACTCAATCCAGAGAAGTTAGAGATTTGTGTGAAACTTACATTTCTGAACTAAAGAGTGGAAGCTCTAACATTTCAGAGTCTCAAGTAAACCAAATCGTTGAATCTTCTAATAGTGAATCTACTATTTCTCCTCTAGAAGCTATGAGAAATGAGGAACTAGAAAGATCCAAGTCCAGAGCTAGAATGATAGCAGAATCTTGGGGAGGAATTAACACCTTCAAGACCTCTAAAAATGCTGGTTCTTATGTGGACGGATCTAAAGAAGAAACCCCTATAGCATCTGAAGTTCAGTCTAAGCTAAATGAAGCTCTAGAAGAAATGTCTAAATTTGACAAATCTGCTGCTTCTTTTGTTAAGACAAACAGGGTGGAAAATCTAGGAATCATGGAGTCTATCCTTTCTCTTACTAAAAAAGGAATCTATGATCACTCGGACTTTAAAATCCTGTGTGAGAAATATGCTAATATTCTCAAGAACAAAAATGTTCCCGAATATCTAGTAATTGAAGGATTCATTAACGACTTTTCCAACTTCGGATGGGATAGCAGCGTTAAGAATACCGTTAACTCTATTATAGAGTCTTACAATGACCTAAGAACAGAAATAGAAGTTTCTAAAGCTCTTTACCAGATTTCTAACTCCGGAAGTGCTAGCTTCTACTCTCCAGTTAAAGAATCTATCTCTAAGTGGTTAGTTTCTGAGTCTAAATCTATTCCTGCTCTTTCTAGAGATCTTGGAGTTTGGTCTTTCAATCCTGTAGTTAGAAATTTGATTAACACCCTTTCCGTTTTAGAGTCAAACAATTCTAAATTGAATATTCCTACTGTTAATGGAAATTCAGAGATCAGAAAAATCTATTCTCCTGTTTTAGTAGAAGGTGGCAGAACTATCTTTGCAGTTGGAAAAACTCTTTTTGAAGGAGATGAGTACGGTGTTAGAAAACTTAGTAACAGAGATATCTCTACTATGAATAAAGATTTCCTAGGATTACTAGAGTCTTTCTATTCTGAAGGAGTTAAAGTTGACGACAAAGGAATTTCAGTTTATGTAGGTGATACTAAAATCTCTATCATAGAAGAAAAAGAAGAAACTAAGATTTATCTAAACAAAGATCAAGTTAATTTTAGCGACTATAATCAACTTGCTAAAGTAATTTCTCTTAGAATCTCTAAAGGTCTTGGAGTTAACGAGAGCAAAGTTATTTACGACGTAATTAAACTTTATGAAAACTTCAACAGTATAGTTGAGCTAGACTTTGCTAAAACTATCACTTCTAAAGTTTACGAAGGAGCTTCTGTTAGCTTAATCAAGTGGAACGGAAAAATGTATCTTCAGAGAGTTAACGAAGCAATGAGAGAAAATTCTCTTTTTGAAGTTAATGGATCACAAGCTGCTAACATAGTAAAAGATTTCTTGAAATATGACATTTCAGAAGGATTGACTGAATTCCTAGACGGAGAGAAGAAGATCAAGTCTATTATGTTAAATGATAGAAAGAAAGTTATTGATAACATAGCTATAGTAGAATCAGAAATGAAGAAGATTGAGGCTTTGGTTGCTACCAACCCTCTTTATAAAGGATCTAGACAACTTTCTGAAGCTTATTCTCTTTTAGAGAAAGAACTTCAGACTTTGAAGTCTAAATGGTCTACAATCAATGCAGAGTTGGATTCTATAGAGAATAATCCTATAGAAATCTCAGGAGATCTAATGGAGGATTCTAAATTTGCAGTAGGAGACTACGTGAAAGTTAAAGAAAACGGAAATACCGGTAAGATCATTTCGGTAGATACTACTTCTGGATCTTATACAGTTCTTCTGGACAGCGGAAAAACTGGAGACTTTGGAGTTGAAGATATTGTAGATCTTGAAGACGCTTTCCAAAAATCTTCAGACGAGAATTCAGAAGAGGGTGAAGGTGTTAAAGAATCTACCCAGCCTTTGGCTAAAGCTCCATCTGCAGGAAAAAACCCACAGGGAAAAACTCCTGCTCAAGTTTTAAAATCTAGCATTTCAATTGCACCTAGCTCAAAAGATCAAGAGAAGGAAGGAAAGAAAGACGTAGAAAATTTGAAGGATGCTAACCTAGAAGAAGCTCCTAAAAGCAAGAACAAATCTACAGAATATGAGGTAAACGACGAGATTGGATACAATCTAGAAGAATCTCAAGATTCTCTGGTTGTTGCTCCAGGTGGAAAATCTAATGCAGATATGTCAACCGAATTTGAAAGATCTGGTCTTAAAGCTGCTAATTTAGCTAAAGCTCCTGGTAAAGAAGAAGGAGATGCTGATTATGAAATTCACTACCCAGAGCCAAAGGGATCTAAAAAGGCTGAGATAATGGGAAATTCTAATCTAGCTTCTGCTCCTGGAATGGGAAAATCTAAAATGGATGAGTCTGATTTATCTAAGCTAAGCTCAGATATGTCTACTGCACCAGGTTCACCAGTAGGAGATTCTGGATATAAAGTTAAGATCAATATCCCTAAAGCTTCTAGTCCAGAAATCGATAACTTGGACACGATGAACTTAGCAAATGCTCCAGAAGAAGGTTCTAAAGTTCCTACCAAAGACACAACAAATCCTAATTTTGCTACTTCTCCAGGTAACGTAGAAGGAGATGCAGGATATGAAGTTGAGTATATCGAAACTGACGGATCTAATAAAGCAGAAATTGATAACTTAGATACAATGAATTTAGCAGATGCTCCAGCAGCTGGAACTGAAGCTGAAACAGGTCTAGAGATTAATTCTGAAATGGGTTACAACTTGACTGAAGGTTTCGAGAGACCTAGTCCCGAACTAAAAAAAAATTAAAATCGGCTCTTAGCAAGGTTTGGGCTTTTGCTCCCGAGAACGAGGAGACAGAAGGTAAAAAACCAAAACCCGAAGTAGAAAGTCTTGAAGGGAAAATGAGTGTAGCTCCAGACGGAAAAACTAAAAAGTCTGAAGGTACACTCATTTCTCGTGAAGAAGAAGGAGAAGAAAAAGAATAAATTTTCGATATATAAAGCACTATGAAAAACTTAATGACTTTTGGAGAACTCAACGAGTCTCAAATATTTGAAGCTTTCGGAAAAGGAGCAGGTAAAGGATTAAATCCCCTCTTTAAGAAAAACTTCATGGATATGGCTACTAAAGCCTATGGATACAAGGAAAGTGGAGAAACCCTTTCTAGAGAAATTGACGGAGTTAAATCTACCATCACGGTAAAAGATTCTGGAATTAAATCTAGTTTAATTGGAGATTATCCCCTAACCAAAACCAAATCGGTTGACTATGTAAAGTTCTTGAATAAAATTGGGGACGAAGCGAGAAAACAAGCTAAGAAAATAGCTAAAGAAAAAAAGTAATTTGAAAATCCTGGATAACTATACAGAATGGCTAAAAGAATCTAGAGAATTAACTAGAAGTTCTGGTTATGAGATTACTTTAAACCCATGGATAGTAAGACCACTTGGCATGAATTCTACGATATGCCCAGGAGGAGGAGAAATGAGATCTTATACCGTTTATTTGAACGGGGAAGAAATCATAGGACGTAACAAATTTGGTATGGTGGGATCTAAAGAAGGAGGTATTTTACAGGCAATTTTGCCTAATAATAATCCTGATATAGCTTTTGTTGAGAATATCAACATCCCTGAAGGATTGAGGGGAAAAGGAATTGGAGCTAAAATATATCAAGCTTTAGCCAACGAAATAAAAAGAACTATCGTCAGCTCGTCTGATAGCAGAGCAGCAGGTCCTGTTGCATCCCAAACATCTTCATCTGAAGCTTTTTGGGCAAAACATAAAGAATTTAAACCACAATAAAAAAATGAAAAATATTCAAACCTTTGGGGACTTTATTTTAGAGAAGAATCTCTTTTTGGGAGAAACTATATTTATAGATTCCCAGCCAGATAACTATTTTGAAGGCGTTCTATTAGAAGCCAAAAAATTTATCGATCAAAAAGAACTTGCCGACGAGGTTAAAAAATCTCTAGAGGAAGGAGAAACTGTTTATATTAAGGTTTTGGGAAATCCTCGTAGACCTGTTAAAACGGTAACACATAAACTTGCAAAGATGCTTGTTGAACTGATCAATTCTGTTGCATATGGCGAGTTTAGAAGAAGATGGTCTAATCTAAGTGAGGAACAATTTGATGAGGTAATTGCTACAACTTTAAAGGATGTTCTACAGGATTGGCATAAGAGTGTAGATAAACCAAACTTAACTGACGGTCAAATCTATGGAAATTTGAGAACATTGATTAAAACTAGATTACTTGGAGCCAATAATCAATTAATGAGAAAGGTAACTAAAGAGCCTTCTGGATCTCAGCAAGTGGATTACGATGCAATAGATAGAACTATTAATAAAATCTTAACTGGAACTACAGATAGACCTTATAGACCAGCAGTAAAAGCACCAGAGCCTGGTGAAAAGAGCTGGTTTGATTACGATCCTAACGTTCAGGATTAATTAAAATAATCCCGAAACCAAATCCGCACTAGTTGATATAAACAATTAAGTGCGGATTTATTTTTTACGCTAAAATATTATTAATGGCAGATTACGTTAAAAACTCGGACCTCATGAGGGCAATTTTAGAGTCTAAAGAGAAGGGATCTCTAACCCCTGAGACAGTTAGTATGTTTTATTTAATGGTTCAGGGAATATCCAAAAAAATGGCCTATAAAGATCCGGACGATAAGGATGATTGCATGGCATTTGCAATGGAGGACTTATGTAAATACTGGAACAGATTTGACCCTGCAAAATCAAATAATCCATTTGCATATTATACACAAATTGCTAAGAATGGATTTGCAAAGGGCTGGAAGAAAATTCATCCCCCTAAGGCACCTAAAACCATTCCTTTTTCCCATATTACGGGGGAAGATAACTCTTACAACATTTAATTTGTATGTCGATCAAAAAAGTAAAGCCCAATGGAAATTATAGGTCGGGACTTTACGAGCCGATCAATCCCGACAAATATATTGGGGATCCACACAATATAATTTGTAGATCTTCTTGGGAATTTAGATTCTGCAAATATTGTGACACGAACGAGAGAATTCTAAAATGGTCGTCAGAACCACTTCAAATTCCTTATTATAATCCCCTTGATAAAAAAGAACACATCTACAATGTAGATTTCTATATGAAAGTTCTAAAAGATGACGGAGAGGAATCTGAATGGATAGTAGAGATAAAACCCGAGTCCCAGTACAAAAAGCCAGAATTAACTCAGCCCCACACTCTCCCGAAGTTAAAAGCATACAACCATAGAATGCAACTTTGGATCACAAATCAATCCAAATTTAAAGCAGCTAGAGAATGGGCTCTCAAAAGAAATTATAATTTTGGAGTAGTGGATGAAAATTTCCTTTTTAAAAGTCCTTAAAAAATGAACATCAAAGAACAAATCGTACAATATAGAGATGAGGCTCCTTCTATTTCTTCTTTAGCCACAAAGACAGACATGCATTTTCTGGGAAAATATGGAGCTAGAGGAGAAGGGTCCTCCTACAAGTATAATGGTACTCTATTCCCAGGTAACCTTTATTTTTTCTCATACCAAACAGATTCTAAACTTTCTGATAAAGTCCAATTTATTAACAGAAACCCCTTAATATTTTACATCTCTGCTGACAGGGTAGGTCAAGAAACTATAGTTAAAGGGATAGATTTAACTATTACTCCCCCGGAGCAAAGAGTAGAAATCATTCAAAGAATAGCTGAGAAGTTCCAAGGAGAGATTGGAGAAGGGGAAAAGAGCACACAGAAAGGGGGTTCCCCAGTTCAAATTAGATTGGATTCAAAGGATCTTTCCGGACTACTGTCAGGAACTGGATATAATTTTTCGGTTACTGGTTTTAAGATGAAGTTTATGAGTGATATCAAATGGATTGATTATTCAGATTGGTCCAAGATTCCTTTCTTGAAATACTCTCTTGTGCAGGGGATATCTATTAACGAGATATATAGTAACTACAGGTCGAAATTAAAAGGATAATTTCATCTATAAATTAAATACTTCAATATAGATGGCAGGTTTTATAGAAAATCCACAAGGCAGTCCAATCTTTCAAAGGATTAGAGATTCTATTAAGAATCTAAGTAATTTTGGGCTGAATTATGGGGACATGGTGGTTAAAAACTCCCAAGCCATAGGACAGACCGAAGCAGCTTTTCTAAAGAAGGGTTTAATTGAGGACGAAACGATGCTTTACGCTCTTGCTAGACAAGATACCACTTCCAAGCAGTACGTTTCTTATTTTGATAAAGACTACAAAGGAAAGAGAGACTATCTCAGAAAGTTTTCACTTAACCCCGAGATTGAATTTATTCTGGATGTAGTAAACGACGAGTCAATTTCCTACGACAGCCATAATTTTTTTGCATACCCAGCTTTTTTAAATCTAACGGGGCTAAAGGAAAAAGTTGTTGATAAGATCAACGAGAACTACAAGAAGCTCTACGATATGTTTGGATTTACTGACAGCATTAGTGCTTGGCAGTACTTCAGACAATTTTTGATAGATGGATATGTTGCCTTTGAAATTATTTACGATGACAAGGGAAAAAACATTATTGGGTTTAAAGAAATAGACGCTATGACCTTAATGCCATCTGTGGAAAAACAGTAGGACGGGACATATTTAAATGTTTGGTGGCAGTACTTTAAGGATCCTAGAAGAAAAAGAATGCTCTATGATTCCCAGATAATTTATATCTCATATGCTAAAGGAAATACTGTTTCTCGAGTTAGTTACGTTGAGAGATTAATTAGACCATATAACATTTTAAGAATTATAGAATATACCAGAGTAATCTGGTCTGTAATGAATGCTTCTTTCAGAATGAAGATGACTGTTCCCATTGGAACTAGATCTCAACAGAAGGGAATGCAGACTCTGGGAGAATTAATGAGTATCTACAAGGAAGATGTTAGTTTGAATGACCAGAGCGGAGAACTTTTCGTTAACGGGGCACCAAAGATTCAATTCTTTAAAAATTACTTGATGCCTTCTGGTGTTAATGGAACTCCTACAATTGAACCACTAAATAACGTTGGTCCGAATTTGAACGATCCTGCTCCATTGGCTTATTTCTTCGATAAATTGATCAACGAGTCGAAAGTTCCAAACTCCAGATTTACTGGTCCAGACGGAGGAACAATGGGGAAATATGCAAACGCTGCAGAGGGACTAGATAAGCAAGAAATTAGATTTGCTAAATTCATCGACAGATTAAGAACTTCTTTTCAGGATATCTTAATTAAACCACTTTGGATCCAGATGTGTAAGGACTTCCCAGAATTGGAGAAAGACTACATGTTCAAGAGTCAATTGGGACTGGATTATATTTCAGACAATCCATTCAAAAGAAACCAAGAGATGGAGATCATTCTTAAAAAGAAGGAATCTGTCGATAAACTAATTGCTTTGACTGATGATAGCGGGGGAGGATTCTTTTCAGTTCCTTATTTGATTGAAAATTATTTGGGACTTACTGAGGACGACATTAAGGCCAATGCAGAGGCTAGGAAAAAAGCAGAAGAAGAGAAGAAAGAAGGCGGAAAAGAGGGGGAAGCACCAGCAACTGGATCAGCTCCAGCAGCTCCGGCGGCTCCATCAGCTCCGGCCGCACCAGCAACTTAAAAAGAAATTAAATGGCAGGGTTTATAGAAGGAGCACCACAGAATAGATTTTTAACTCAGGTTTACAAAAACTTGAGTAGAATAGGAAAATTTGGGATGCAGTACGAAGACATGGTCATTCGTAACTCCCAGGCTATTGGTCAAACCGAGTCTCAGATGTTTTCTGAGGAAGGTAATGGATTTACGAACGATAGTGCATTCTACTGGACACTAGGCTATCAAGACACTAGAATAAGGAAGTATATTGCCTATTTTGATAAAGATTATCTTGGCAAGAGAGACTTTCTAAGAAAATTTGCTCTAAATGGAGAGATTGATTTCATTTTAGAGACTGTTTCGGATGAAGGAATTAACTATGATGATAAGAACTTCTTCTGTTATCCTGCTCTAAACAATCTAGATTTTAAAGATAAGATTCTAGATAAAGTACAAGAGAACTTCAAAACCATCTACATGCTTTATGCTTTCCAACAAAACAATTTAGCATGGCAATTATTCAAACAGTTCTTAATAGATGGATTTTTAGCTTTTGAAATTGTTTACTCTACGGACGGTAAAAAAATTGTTGGTTTTAAAGAACTAGATCCAACTTCACTTCAGCCCCATACAGAGAAAGCTCCGGATGGATCTTTCGAACAAATTTGGATCCAGTACCCAAAAGATTCTCAGCTTTCTAGAAAATTGAAGTCTGAACAGATTATCTATATCTCTTATGCTAAAGGTAATTCTATTTCTAGAGTTAGTTATGTTGAGAGATTAATTAGATCTTACAATATTTTAAGAGTTATGGAGAACACGAGAGTTATTTGGAACGTGATGAACGCTTCATATCGACTTAAGTTCGTAATCCCAATCGGAACCCAATCCCAACAAAAGGGAATGCAAACTCTAGGACAGTTAATGTCTTCTTATAAGGAAGAGATAACAATGAACGACACCTCAGGTGAACTTCTAGTAAACGGAACCCCTAAAATTCAGTTCTATAAAAACTATCTTTTCCCGGAAAAAGATGGTCAGTCTCCTCAGATTGATGTTTTAAATGCAAACGGTCCAGACTTTAATGTAATGGACAATGTCATCTACTTCTATAACAAATTGAAGATGGATTCTAAGATTCCTTATGCTAGATTTGCCGGAAGAGGAGCAACCCCAGCTAACTATCAAATTTCCATCGACCAGCTGGAAAGAGATGAGATTAGGTTCGAAAAGTTCTTAACTAGACTTAGATCTATATTCCAAGAAATTATCATTAAGCCTCTATACATTCAGATGTGTTTAGACTTCCCTGAGCTTTCTAAAGACAGAAGTTTCAAAACCAATTTAGGTCTAGATTACTATAATGACAATCAGTTTTCAAAACTTTTAGATCTTGCCCACCTAACTAAGGCATCTGATTTTGTAACTGCTCTAGGTGATATGAAAATGAAGGTAGGGGAGGAAGAAAAACCCTACTTTGATAAGAATTTCCTGATTAAAAGATTCCTTCCAATTTCCAGAGACGAGTTCAAAAAGAACGAAAAGTATAAGGAAAAAGAAGCTAAAGAAGCAGAAAAAGCTAAGAAGGAAAAACCGGAAGGCAAGGAAGGTGAGGGAGAATCCTTTAGTTTATAATTAGACCGTATATTTATGTAGATAATCAAAGTCTACATGAAGAAAGAACTCAGAGTCCTATTAGCCGTAGAATCCTTAGAAGGAAACGGATCCCAGAAAGAAAAACAAAGGTTGATCTCCGAAAACTTGTCGGAAGAAATGCTTTACATCTTAGATGTTTGCTTTAACCCTTTTATTACAACCAAACTTCATAAATTAGATTTACATCAGTCGTTGGATGTTCCCAAATTTCCAGGATTTGATACATTTAAAAGTCTAGTTGAAGATCTAAAAAAAGCACCAGCTGCCAACGATTCCCTCAGATCTAGGGCTAATTCATTAATTAATTCAATAATTAATGAAGAAGATTTGTCTGAAGACATGGGTCTTAGAGTTATTCTAATGAAGATCCTAACAAAAAGAATGAACATCGGGATTGGAGCTAAGTTAATCAATAAAGCAGTAGGAAGGGAGCTAATACCTGACCCTTCGGTAATGTTAGCTTCTGACGACCAGAAGGAAGTGGCAGGATGGAAAAAAATCTACTGCGAAGAAAAATATGACGGGGTTCGAGTAATTGCAGTCGGAAACAGAGAATCTGGATTTCAATTTTACACAAGAGCTTTTAACGAACTAGACAAAAATAAGCTTTCTAGAATCGAGTCTGAGCTAGTTAAGATGCTCCACTCTGCCAACGTGGTTTCGGACGTCTTCTTTGATGGGGAACTTACGGATCTAAACCGGAAATCCGTCTCCGGAAAAGTAACTCAAATCCTAAAAGGAACTGCTCCAAACGACATCGATAAAGGGTTTATTTTCAATGTTTTTGATATTGAAAAATCTGAAGTTTTAAAGACAGGAAAAGGAAATATCCCTTTTATTAAAAGAAGGCAAGAACTCCAGTTTTTAACTTCATTCCTCCTCGATGAAAGTCCTGTAAAATTAGCTCGTCAATGGGTTGTAGAATCAATGGAGGAAACTCAAGGCATTTATGGGTTGATAGTTTCCATGGGAGGTGAAGGGGTAATTTTGAAGCCAGAAGATCACGTTTATGAGTGCAAGAGAAGTAGAAACTGGGTGAAGTTAAAACAGGTCCAAGACTGCGATCTAGAAATTACTGGCTGGTTTCCCGGAGAGGGAAAGAGAGAAGGATTCATCGGAGGATTTATTTGTAAAGACTCTAGCGGAACTTTGGAGGTTAGAATTGGATCTGGATTTACCGATAAAGACCTCCATGAGCTAAGTCAGAATCCAGAATCCTTGATTGGAAAAATTGCAGCTATTCAATATAACGAACCAATCACAGATAAATTTGGAGGACGCAGCTTGTTTCTACCTCGGTTCATAGAAGTACGAAGCGATAAGACATCAGCAGATGATATGTCTAAGATGTTTTAATCAGAAACTAAAGGACCCCAGACCACTATAATCATCATCTATGATCCAAGATCTATTAACTGAAAAATTAAGACCCAAAGAAATAAGACACATGATTCTCCCCCAGAGAATTCGTGTCCTGTTTGAAAATAAAGGGATAAACCACAACGTCCTTTTAGCAGGTTCTCCAGGATGTGGAAAGACAACTCTTGCTAAGATTTTAGCTAAAGACCTTCCCCATCTTTTTATCAACGTGTCTGACGAGAGCTCGGTTGACACAATCCGTAATAAAATTAATGACTTTTGTTCTAATATTTCTGTATTGGATGGAAAATCTTCTAAGAAGGTAGTCATTTTAGACGAGTTTGACGGAGCTTCGGATCAGTTCTATAAAGCACTAAGGGGAACGATCGAAAAGTTCGCAGGCAACACGAGATTCGTTGCTACGTGCAATTACATCAACAAGGTTCCGGATGCAATCCAAAGTAGATTTGAAGTTATTAACTTTGATCCTTCTACTTCAGAAGAAGAGGAACTGATCAAGGAAGAATGGAGATCTAGAGTAAGACTAATTCTAGGTAAGTTGGGAATCACTATCGATGATGATTCTTTGACTGCATTTGAAAAGTCTTATTTTCCAGACTTTAGATCTGCTTTGAATAGAATTCAGTCCTGGTCTATTGAAGGGGTAACTCAGCTGGACCTTGCTAAGGTTAAAGAAGCAAACTGGTCTTATGAAGACCTTTACAAGATGATTATGACCTCCAAAGATCCAGTAAACAACTACCAAGTTCTTGTTGGACAGTATTCTACTAAAGTAGATGACGTTATGACTTCTCTAGGAGGTGAATTTATCGACTGGATAGTAAAGAATCACCCCGACAAGGCTAAGATTATTCCAGCTACCATTGTATTGGTTGCTTCACATCAAGCCCAGAGAACTGCAGTAATTGACCCTGTGGTCTCCCTGCTTTCTCTATTTTTCCAAATTCAAAAACTAGTCGACTAATGGAACTACTACCGGAAAGAATCAGAAGAAAAGGATTTTTCTATGATCTAGAAAAAAGAGGAACTAAAGCTCTTATTTACAAACAAACTGATGCAGAAGATGGATTTGTGGCTGCATATGAGGTTTTTAAGATCAAAGTAGATCAACCCAAAGTGGTATTTGGAATTCAGTTAAACGAGAGGGAAGTATTTCCTGCTAACGAAGACTTTGGTAAATGGGCTTGGACTCTTCCTTCACGAGAAAGAGCGGAGAAAAAATTCCAATATCTTGAGAATCTAGTTGAGGAAGGACCAAGTGAAGAAGTTTTTGAAGAGACTTCAGAAGGAGAAGATGATGAATAAGACAGCAATTCTGTCTGTCATTTTAATCGTTTTAGGACAAGCCGGAGCTTGGTTCCAGCAGTTTGCACAGGCTAGGTTCGAATGGATGAGAAATAATCTTTGGGTTAATATTCTAATCTTTGGTTCTTTCGTCTCTTTTGCATTTGTCTTCGCAGCAAAATACGGAATTGATTCTTTTGGCAGCGCTTGGTCGTATCGTCTAATTCAGTTCTCCGTTGGTATATTTGTTTTCACCTATCTGACCCACGTCTTCTTAGGAGAAACTATTTCGGTCAAAAATGGAATTTGTATAGGGCTTTCCGTTTTGATCATTTTAATTCAAGCCCTTTGGAAATAAGAAATGAAAAAAAGATTAATTATAGTAGGAAAAGGTGGATCTGG